GCACAAGAGTTGATTCTTTGCCGATTGCAAAACTAATCAAGAACACTCAGCAGTTAGTTTTTGCTTTTCCCCTGTATGGCGTCTATTTCAACCCTGACAAGGGCAGAACGGACTTGCCGAGCAGAATCCCTATCTCGGCGTTTGATTGTCACAGACTCGATGAACCGCTGAGATTAGAGACATTAAAAGAACTTTCGGAGAAGCTCTAATGTTTCACAATGAACTTTCTCCGAAGCAAAAAGTAATTATTGAGACGATTCAGACGTTCAAGAAAGAGAACGGAAGAGCGCCTTATAAAAAAGAATTAGCTGAAAGGTTACCTTGGAAGCCGTCTATTCATGCGCTTGCGTTTTCGGTCAGATATTTGATTCGCAAGGGTTGTTTAGAAAAAGTTAAGGTTCCAGAAGGCACAAAAATCGCTCGTATTCACAACCAAGAAAGTCAATGTCAACTGATTGACGTTACAGCTTATGGCGAACATTGCTATGTGAATTGCGATTTCATTTATGAAAAGAAAGCTACCGAAAAAGAAGCCGACAAATTTATTTACTCGGTAGAAGAAGACGAATTGCTGACCACCATTGATAACGTTTCTTAGACAGCTAAGAAAGAGACATCTATAAGAATAAGAACAATAAAATGGAAGTCGAAAAAGAATTAGAAGCAAAAGAAGAGCCGAAAAAGCGAACTTCGAGCCGATCTTTGAGTGCTACAGAAAAAAGAAGATTAACGGCACTTTATGAAACTGGCGAATTTACACCCGCTCAGATTGCTAAAGAGTTGGGCGTGCCAAAGTCTGTCGTTTCCAACTTCATTAGTAATCACGGAATTAAGAAGGGTGCTTACGCAGACGAAGTACAAAAGTCTGCAATGAATAAAGCTAAAACAATGGCGGAACAGGAAGCAACACTTGTTGCATCCCGCATTCGTGAGACCAAAGAAGACCATTACAAGATGGCGATGGGCTTGGCAAAGCTCACTTGGGCCGAAGTCGCTATTGCTAAACAGAATGGGAAAGCCTTTGCGTCGATTGCGGGCAACTTAAAAGCCCTTGAATCTGCCGCCAAGACATTAGCTATTACTCGTCAAGAACGTTGGTCAGTGCTCGGCTTAGACAAAGACGATAAGAACACGGACGCACTGCCAGAACTTGTTTTGACAGAACTTACCGCTGATCAGATTGAACAGATTAGAAATTTCCAAGAAGAAGATTCTCTCGAACTGCCCGACGAAGAACTGAACAAACAGTTTGCCGAAAGAAATAGTGTGATTGATACCGAAGCTCCTGATGACATCATTGGAGGCGAAGAATGACAGAAGAAGAACTGAAGGTTAGGGAAGAAGCGCTGAAAAAGAGAGAAGCGGAGCTGACTAAGCAAGAAGAGAAAAGAATCTTACAAGAGAAGTTAGACAGAATAGAACTTCTCTTAGCAGAATACGAAGCGTCTTTGTATCTTCAGCGTCCTGTTAAGAAGGAAAGTTCGCTTTTTGGCGAATTTGTTGAGACGATAACTTACCCGTTCAAAGGTATTTTCTGATGGGTAAGGAAAAACGAAGAATAAGCCTTTCGCTTCATCCGAAACAGATGGAGGTTTATCAAGACACCCATCGTTTTAGAGTTGTGGTTGCGGGAAGACGTTGGGGTAAGTCGTATCTTTCCCGTATGGAAATGATTGCCCATGCGACCAAGCCTAATCAGAAAATTTGGTATGTAGCCCCCACGTATCGTATGGCTAAACAGATTATGTGGGGCGATCTTCTTGACGCTTTACCAAAAGATTGGATTTCAAGAATGAATGAAACCAATATGATGGTGGAGTTGGTCAATGGTTCGAGAATCGAATTAAAGGGCGCCGATAAACCTGACTCACTTCGCGGTGTTGGCTTGCACGGTCTGATTCTCGATGAATATCAGGATATGAGAGAAGAGACTTGGACTCAGGTTCTTCGTCCAACATTGGCCGATAAGAAGGGTTGGTGTTTATTTATCGGGACGCCAAAATCATATAACGTACTTTATAAAGCCTACAAATTAGGTCAGCCTGGAGGTGCTAAAGACTGGAAGTCTTGGCAGTTTCCGACTCTGACTTCTCCGTTCATTCCTTTAGCTGAGTTAGAAGCGGCTAAAAAGGATATGGACGAAAAGTCGTTTAGGCAAGAATTTTTGGCTTGTCACCTTCCCGATACCGAAGTTCAGCTTTGGGATGGCGGAAGTAAAGCAATTAAGGACGTTGAAAAGTGGGACGAACTTGTTCATCTTCAAGATGATGGAAGAAGAGTTCCCTGTTATGTGACTGCTGTCGGCATTACAGGCTCAAAGAAAATTATTTCAGCAATTCTTGAGACTGGTGAAGTTATTCGAGCAAGTGCCCATCATAAATTTAAGTTTAAGGGCGAAGAGGTGAAGTTTGACGTTCTGAATAACGTCGAGCGAAACCCTGTTATTTGGAGACCGACTACTCCCGAAGAGCATTATGCCGCCTTGGTTGGCTACAACACCGGTGACGGTTCTTTAGCGGAAAAAACCGACGGCTACGTTAAAGTTAATGGCGAAGTCAGCACATATCATCGTTTAGCTGGAGCTTTTTACAGTAACGTTGAGAGTGATTTAGACAAGATTCTTCAGAGCTTGAATTATGTCGGGCTGGCAACAGGCTCAACTGTTTGTGCTAAGAAGACCAAACCTGGACGTAATTGCGGTTATCAGATTCAGATCGCAAAAACTGATTCCAAAAAGCTCATTAGTCTTGGCGCTCCGTTAGGTAAGAAGACGGCTCAAGTTTTCGATGTTCCTGAATGGATTAAGAATGGAACAAAGGGTATTAAGAGAGCGTATCTCGGCGCACTTTTTGGAGCAGAAGGCTCGACTCCTACAGTTTTGGGGGCGTGTACAAAGAAGGGCAGACAGCCTTGTCTAATGATGACTAAATTGAAGGGTGTTGACGGAATGACATTCTTCAAGAGTTTGCAGAACTTGGCTAAAGACTTGGGCGTTGAGACCACAATCACCGTTAACAATGTTCCGAGCTGTAAAACACATACAAATTACGTTCTCAGAGTTGCTTCCGACAGCATCTTAGACTTCTATGAGAATGTTTCGTTTGTGTATTGCGACGAAAAAGCAAAGCTCGGCTGGCTGTTTTCTCAATACATTCGAGCTGAAAGATGCATGGCCCAAAGCCGTATTGATACTGTTTTGCAGGGTGTGGAGAACGGAGAGACTTTCAAGGAAATCGGTAAGAGACTCGGCTTGACGTATTCTGGCGCTAACGCTTTATATAACCGAATTAAAGCGGGTCATAAGATTAACGCAGGTCATTCTTTCCCGTCCATGAACGAATGGCTAAAAGCAAGATGGTCTGAAGAAAGACAACTGCTGAGGCTTGAAATTCTTGACAAGAAGCTCTCGGAAGAGCAGGAAGTTTGGAACATTACGGTTGATAGCCCAGATCACTCTTATCTGTTAGCCGACGGGACGAATAACTTCAACTCGTTTGAATCTATGGCTGGTCGTGTGTATTACCCATTTTCACGAGCCGTACATATCAAGAGTTGCCCCTTCAACCCAAAACTTCCTGTTTGGGTTGGTATGGACTTCAATATTGACCCGATGTCTTCGGTAATTCTTCAGCCTCAAGCAAATGGTGAACTTTGGGCAGTTGGTGAGATCGTAAAGATTGCTTCTAATACTGAAGAAATGGCGTGTGCTATTGAACAGAAGTATTACCGCTGGCAAGACAGAATTACGCTTTATCCCGACCCCGCTGGCGGAGCAAGACAGCACGCACGAGGCGAAACCGATATTGATATTTTGAGAGAACACGGTTTTAGTCGCATTAAGTATCGCAGACAGCATCCCGCGATTGCAGACCGTGTTAACTCAGTAAACAGAATGCTAATGAGCGCCGAAGGGAAGATCAGACTGTTCGTTGACCCTTCATGTACTCACTTGATTAACGCTCTTGAGCAGACGCTTTATATCGAAGGTTCAAGAGAGGTCGATAAATCGGCAAATATAGAACACTCGGCCGATGCGCTCGGATATGCGATTGAGATTGAATATCCGATCAGAAAACTCAATGTTGCGGGTTACTCACGATAATAAGAAGAATAAATGACGAAAAATTTTGAGAAAGCGGGCAGTGTTACTTACATTGACCCGCAGGTTGACTCAAGCTCTACAGCCAATCCCTTTAAGAATCTGATTTCCCGTCGTCATCCTTTGTATGATGAAATGGTGACTAGTTGGGACTTCTTTGAATCTACTTATCACGGCGGTAGAAAGTGGTTTGACGATAACATTTTCAAGTACATCAAAGAAGGTCAAAAGGATTTTGAAGATCGAAGAGAGCGGGCATATCGCTTCAATCATTCCCGTGAAGTTGTCGATCTCGTTACAAAGTACCTTTTCAAACAAAATGTTGAGCGTTCTGAAGACGCTCCCGAGGGCGTAAAGCACTTCTGGAAGAAAGCAACTAAGTTCGGCTCTGACATTCAGGATTTGGCGAAGCAGATTGCAAAGAACACCTCTATTTACGGTCGTATCGGCATTGTGATTGATAACGAACGAGTTTCGAACGGTGTTTTGTCCAAAGCAGATGAAAAGTCTTTAAAGATTCATCCTTACGCTTATATCGTTACACCTCAGCAGATGCTTGATTATTCGTTCGACGTGAACGGAGAGCTTTCTTGGATTTTGATTCAGGAAGTTGTACGTGACGATGACGACCCTTTTACTTCCAGCGGGAAAGAACGTGTTCAATATCGTCTCTGGACGACAAACGATTGGTTCGTTATTGCATATAACGACTCCCGCAAGATTTATGAACTAATTGATCAAGGTGAACATAGTTTGGGCATTGTGCCTGTCGTTCTTGCCGATCATCTTCTTTCTGACGAAGAATACGGCTCCCCGAGTATGCTTAACGATATTGCATTCTTAGACAGAGCCACAGCGAATTACCTCTCTAACCTTGATGCAATCATTCAAGATCAGACATTTTCTCAGTTGATTATGCCGACATCTGCTTCTGGCGCAGACAGCGATGTTCAAGACAAGTTGATTGAGATGGGTACAAAGAGAATCTTCACTTATGTGACAGACGGTTCTTCGCGTGCTCCTGAATACATTTCACCTGACCCCAAGCAAGCTCAATTGATTCTTGAGGTCGTAAACCGCATTGTTTCTGAGATTTATCACACGGTCGGTCTTTCAAGTGAAAGAACCAACAAGGACAACGCGGTAAGTAAAGATAACAGCTCGGGCGTTGCCAAAGCATACGACTTTGAGCGTGTTAACGCCTTGCTTACAGCAAAGGCAGACAGTCTTGAAGTAATCGAAAACAAGATTGTCAAAATTGTGGCTCTTTGGTGCGGAGAAAAGATTGACGAGGAAAAGAACGAGCACAAGAGATACGTGCTTTATCCCGACAATTTTGATACTCGTGGTTTGTATGACGAGTTCGATATTGCCTCTCGTTTAATGCTGATTGATGCTCCTGACGCTCTAAGACGCGAACAGATGCGTGCCCTTATGGACAAACTCTTCCCAATGCTAAAGAAGAGCGTTCGTGAGGAAATCGAAAAAGAGTTGAAGAAGTGGCCTATCTCTATTGAAGAGATGATGGCTAATCCGACAACTATGAGAACCGCTTCTAATAATTTGCGAGACCCAACACACACGCTTTACAAAACTCAAAGTGGTAAGGGCGACGCAACAAAGGGAGCAGACGGCTCGAATTCCGATAACAAGCGTCCAGTTGCGAACAGACGACAGGGACAAGTAACCAAAGATACTAAATAACAATAAGTCAAAGAGAATTGACAAGGAAAACAATGACAACCAAATTCAAAATTTTTGCTGGCAGTGACGGCACTTCTTCTGAAAATCAGAAAGTCGAAGAAAACGAAAACAACAAACAGGCCGAACAGCCTAAAGAAGACCCCAAACCTGATGACACTCAGAACAAGAAGGAAGGTGAGCACGGAATGTCTGAAGCAGATCACAAACTGCTCAAAGACATTATGAAAAAGAAAGAAGAGCTGAAGACTGCTCAGGCTCAGATTGCCGAATTCAAAAAGAAACTCGAAGAAGTTGAAAACCTCGGCGGTATTGAGAAACTTTCTGCCATGCTGAAAGCCGAAGAAGACAAACAGAAGAAAGAACTTGAAGCCAAAGGCGAGTGGGAAAAGCTCAAAAAACAAATGAGCGACGATCACGTTAAAGCAATGTCTGAGATTCAGAAACAGCTTGAAGTCGAAAAAGCCAAGAATGTTGAAAGCGAAAAGCGCATTATCGAACTGACCATCGGCGCAAAATTCGCTAACTCTCAGTACATCAACGAACAGTTGACTTTGACGCCAAACAAAGCTCGCGTCATTTATGACGATTATTTTGATTTGGTTGATGGTCAGGTCGTTGGCTTTGACAAACCTCGTGGTCAGAAAGACCGCGCGCCTTTTGTTGATCAGTACGGAAATAATCTTCCGTTCGATTCTGCAATGGAAAAGATTATCTCTGCTGACCCCGATGCAGATTTCTTGCTGAAATCCAAGATCAAGAGCGGAGCTGGTTCTTCTTCCAAGACTAAATCTGTTCAGGAAACGACGAAGGGTCTGACGACAATTGAGCAGATTGCCAAGGGTCTTTCGAATTTAAAGTAAAAACTTTTTAGTTTAAATACCACTTGACAAAATGTCAAATTTGTGGTATAGTGGTGCAAAAATACGCCAAGAGCCGTTCGGTCTCTTGGCTCTACTCAGACAAAGATTGTCGATCAATTTCAAAGAGTTAGACAATCTGAAAGCATAAAAACAACAACAAACTTTCATTGTCTCGCAAATCCTAAAGCGACCTAGGCACGAAGACAAAAAGTCTTTAAGGAAAATAATAAAAAATGCCTTTACTTCGCGCAGAAGCCGAGAGACTTTCTAACAACACACTTATCTCCGGCATCATTACTGAAATTATTGATCGTGATGATCTTTTCTCCATTCTTCCCTTCGTAAAAGTAAACTCTAAGGCTTACGTTTACAACCGTGAAAACACTCTTGCTGGTGCATCTTGGCTTGACCCGAACGACACGGTTACGGAATCTGCTTCCACCTTCACCGAAGTCGTTGCCAAACTTCGTATTCTGATTGGCGACGTTGACGTTGATAAATTCCTTCAGGCTACTATGTCTGATCACAACAATCAGCTTGCAATTCAGATTGCTAAGAAAGCCAAGGGAATGGGCCGTGAATTCTCCAAGGTTCTGATTCAGGGTAATTCCACCACTAACGCAAAACAGTTTGACGGTATCGCCAAGCTCGTTACGTCCGATCAGACCATTGATGGAAAGGCCTCCGCATTGAACTTTGCAATGCTTGACGAATTGCTCGATAAAGTCCCGAACGGTGCAGACGTTCTCGTTATGAACCGTCCGACAATTCGTGCATATCGTCAGATTCTCCGTGCTACTTCTGGCACTGACGCTGTTATGCAGATGCTTCCTGCTTTCGGTCATCACATGCTTGTTCATCAGGGCATGCCGATTCTGATGAATGAATTCATTCCGATGGAAACTGACGGCACCTGCCAGATTTATGCTCTCCGTGCCAATGAACTCGACGGTCTGCATGGTCTTTATGGCGGTGAAAACGCTGGTATCGTTGTTGAAAACATCGGTACTGTTCAGAATAAAGACGCTATTCGTACTCGCTTGAAGTGGTACTGTGGTCTTGCTCTGAAGTCCACCAAGTCTTTGGCTTGCTTGAAGAACGTTCAGATTGGTGAAAAGCCGACAACTGGCGGTTCTGGTGGTACTGGCGGTAATCAGGGCGGTACAGGCGGCGGTAACTAAGCTCCAACTCACTTTTTGAGTTAAATCAAGACACGGGCGGGAAACTTCCCGCCCTTATTTGAATAATCTCCATGAAACTTAAGATTAAACAAGATGGCTTGTGTAATTACACGGGCTATCTGCAAACAATTCACTTTACGAACGGAATCTCTGATCGTGACGTGAAACACAACGAAGCAATTCGTATCTCTGTAGTCATGGCTTGCGTTTGGGAAGACGGCTCTGAAGTTTCAAGAATTATTGACAACACTCAGATTTCCGCTCCTATCGGACGTGTCACACGTGATGTCTTTGTAAAGACCGAAGTTGTTGCGGGAAACGATTCCGATCATCCTGAATTCATTCATCACGAAGAAAAGCCCAAAGATGCTGTAAGCAAGACAATTGTCGAAGTCTTGCCTCCCGCAGAAGAAGTCCCCGAAATCATCATTCGCTACACCCGAGATGAATTGGAAAAGATTGCGGATGAAAAGGGCATTAACGGACTTCGAGATGTTGCCACCCCGTTGGGCATCAGAGATACCTCTATTCGCAGACTTATCGAAAGAATTTACGCCATTGCGGGCAAAGAAGAATGAACGTTTTTATTTCAGGAAATGTTGTTGAATCAAACATCGCACTAAACGATGACGCTGGTAATCCTATTGCCGATGTTGTCGCGGTTACTTACTGTGTGATTGATTCAGAAAACAACGAATTAGTTAAACCGATGGTCTATGTTCCGAACGGTGAAGACTATCCTGAAGAAACGGAAGAACCCGCAGAACCCGAAACTTCTGAAACGCCTGAAGAGGCTTTGATAGACGAACCTGAACAAGAAGAGCCTTCTGAACCCGTTGAAGAAGAGACTATCTCAGAGGTAATCGTCCAGACTTCTGAAGAAGTTAATACTTTAAAAGAAGAAACTTCGAGAGACATTCGCATTATTTGCTTGAAGGCTAAGACTCGATCAGGTGCGGTTTTCTCTCTTGAATACGCTTATGGATTGACAATTGCTGACCCGCTGACAGTCGGAGTCAATTCTTTTATGACATATCGTCAAGCCCAAAAGTTGGCTATGGATATGCCGAAACTTAATAACTGGGAATCCATGTCTCAGTCTCAAAGAATTTCTGCATTACTCGAAGCGAAACAGAGAATTTGCAGATTAGCTTTTGACTTTGGTCAGGTTCAGCTTGATATGACAAAACAAGATTATGTTGTTCAAGCCGCTGGCAAGCCAAGATGCGTACAAGTCGGAGAGATTTTCGGAGTTTATGGCGGCTCAGTGAAGCTGGAAGACTTGTCTGTAGAAGACTTTGAAGCTCTTCCAACAAAATTTAGAACCGCTTTGATGCAAGCTCAACTTGCTGAAGCCAATGATGTATTGGAAGTTGACTCTATTGCAGAAAGACGCAGACAGGGTTTGATTCTTGAAACCATCGGTGAAGTTAAGCAGATGTTCTCAAGCATTATTTCCGCTCAAATGGCTGTTTCTTCTAAAGCTATGAGTTATCTGTCCAGATATTTAGCAAGCGGTAAAAAGATTGGTAGAAGTTAATGACTAAAATTCTTGGTGTCTATTTTCCTAAAGACGCAGACCTTTACGCCCAAAGACAGACGAACATCTACGAACAGTTTTTGAAAGCGTTAGAAGCAATCATCTTCGGTATTCGCGGTTCTAATACGCCGATTACACCGAGCGTCATTAAGAAAGCGGAAATCGAATTTGAACGACATAAACAGATCGCTATTGCTCTGTTGAGCGAAGGTGATCTGTTGTATCCCTTCGAGAATGCAAAGGGCTTAGAAGCTCTGTATATGCGTGAGAATAGGTTCTTCGAAGCGAATAAAGCAACCTTTTTAAGCGCTATTAAGTTCGGAAGTCTTGAGGTTTATCACCTTTTCGAAGCTCACGGAGGTTTTGGACTTCTTGCACAGCAGAAATCAACAGAGATCAAGTGGACGGTTAGAAGCGCTAACGGTTCAAAACTTGATGCTTGTAAGGCTTTCTATGTCGATCACAGAGACTTTGCCTATCAAACATTTATCGACATGATTGTCGAAGAAAACCCTGACGCAACTGAATTCGGCGTTACGTTTGAAGACCCGATAATGCTTGCGTTTAATACTGAAGCGATTAAGCGTAAAGATTTAGCTGATCGAAATAATGAGCGCAGAAAGAAGTTCTTCCACGTCGGTTCAAATAACTGGATTTCTGGAGCAGGGAAATGACGCTTTTTGTCCCTAATCAACGGTGCGTCATCGTAAAAATGAGCGCTATGGATATTTACGGACAAAAGCACGTTGATCGAAGAATCAACGAAAATTGCGCCATTTTGAAGTCTAAGAAGAACTCCACAAAATCTTCAGTACGTGCAGACTCCTCTGCTTCACGA